TCGGGGTGAGGATCCGCTTCTTCACATCATCATTGCGAGGCCGCAGTAATGGCAAGCAGGCGTCAGCAGGTTAGTCAGCTACCCATTGACGTTCGAGAGCTGATCAATACAGCTGCTCGTTTTGCTGCTGTTGAGATTATGAATGATCTTGCCGAGGCTGGCCCTGAGTGGAGTGGCGAGTTTCAAGATAGTTGGGTAGCAGTTCCTGCAGGTAGAGGAGCTTCTGGATCAACTGGTGGAGGGTATCCATACACATTGAACGATGTTCCGCGACTGTCTACGTCAATTAAGGAGACAGCGCGAGTCAAGAAGTTTGAGATCGTAAATACGCAACCTTATGCAGCAATAGCGCTTGATTTAGAAGAGGGTAAATTTATTAAAATCGGGCGACCTGCTGGCGATGTTGTGGCCACAGGTACTCGTAAAAACGGAATACGGGGTAATGTTTCAGGCGAAGGCGGCGCTGAAAGCACAGCGCCATTGGACTGGTACACCAGTTATTTAAACGGTGGCGGTATGGCAAGAGCTTTAGAAAGAGGCGTAACCTTTGGTTTTAGGAGCAAGCGATGAGATACCAAGCAATTCGCGCCGCCATTGAAGGACCGATCCAAACAGCATTTGGGGCGCTTGACCCTGCAGTGCCTGTATTTTTCGATGGAATTACTGCAGCGCCTGCAAACGCAACCACTGAATACGTTCGAGTAAACGTTACTTTTGGGCTTACCACAGAAGTAACTTTGACTAGTAATCTTGATTTTGCTCGCGGCAGTGTAGTTATTCGTGTTTATAGCGAAAAAGGAAAAGGTCCTGTTCGAAATCAAACCTTATTGGATACTGCAGTAACAACTCTGACCAGCCTGTCGGCCTCTACCAGGGACGACTCAGGCATTTATTTACGCCCTGGAGCGATCAACGGGCCAACATTTTCAGCAGAAGAGGCGAGTCCGCATTTTGTAGGACGAATCGACACATCGTTTACTGCAGAGGATCAGGATTAGATGTTTTGTTGCCTGCGCGCTAAGCTGTATATGTCCGGGTTCCGCCCGTAAAGTCCACCATTCTCCGTTTTACGAATGGCTACCGTCCTTTCGGGCACCTCTGGAGCCCTTTATTACAAGCCAGCTGGCACTTCCGGCACTTTCAAGGCTGCTGATGTCACTAATGCCAGCAACACCATCAATGTTGGCGCTTACCTGAACTTTCAGGTTAACGACAAGGTTGTATTTGCTGCTGGTGGTGGCACCTTGCCTGCTGGTCTGACCGCAGGAACTGATGTCTTCATCAAGACTTATACCGCATCCACTGGTGCAGCCACTTTCAGTGCAACCTCAGGTGGTACTGAACTGGCCTTGACCGATGACGGCACTGACGGCACCAGTGACTTCACCATCGCGTTTAGCGAGTTCCAATCAGTCGCAAACGTCCGTTCTTGGTCGTTTGAGGTGACCCGCGAAGAAATCGACGTAACCAGCATCGGTGGAACGCTTGGTCAGGTTGCCCCGTTCCGCACCTTTATCTCTGGTTTTGCGGATGGTTCCGGTTCTGCTGAGGTGTACTTCACTGATGATGACACCACGATTGCTAGCCGTCTGATTGAAGACGTGACTCAGCGCAAGCAGTCCGGCGCAACTTTCAAGCTCTACATGGACACGGTGCTGTCTTCTGGTACGCCGGACGACACCAAGAGCCGTTCCATCGAGATGGAAGCTGTGCTGACCTCTGCAAGCTTCTCCGTTACTCCTGATGATGCTCAGACTGTATCGGTAAGCTTCCGTCCGACTGCTGCTCCTACCTTCGACTTCGATAAGAGCTGATCGCGGATTAGCGACAAGGCCCCTGACATTTGTCGGGGGCTTTTTTAATGCTAATGTAGTAGCACAATCAATCGGATATTCATGGCACTTCGCGCCATTGATCGCCTAAAGAAAGCAGCCAATCTGGAAGCAGTTAAGAAAACGGTTGAGCTTTCAGACGGTACTGAGTTTGAGATGTGGGTAACACCGCTGACGATGGCAGAGCGCGAGAAAGCTCAAAGGCGCGCTGGATCGGATGATGCCAATGCGTTTGCGCTTCAGCTGCTGATCAGCAAAGCGCAAGACGATGCTGGTCGAGCGTTGTTTGTTCCTGGTGAAATCGACGTTCTCAAGAATGAAGTCAAGGACAAGGATTTGCAGGCTTTAATGCTGGCGATTCTGACTGACCAAGAAGAAGAGGCTATCGACCCAAAATCCTGAGCGCCGAGCTTCGGAAGGATAACTGGCTCATGCTTCAGTTTGGCGTTGCCAAGGAGCTAGGCATGAGCCTGACGGAGCTTAGGGCGACGATGACGGCGGAGGAGGTCATTGGCTGGAGCGCATATTTTCAAGTGTTGAACGAGGATCAAGAGAGGGAGTTAGCAAAGGCGAAGCGACGCAGGTAAAGTATTGATAGTGCAGCGTCGTTTGAGCCTTGGCTGGGTCTTATCAGGCGAAGATCGACGTAATCATCGGTGGCCTTAGAGAGGTTGCTGCACTTGAGGGGCGGCTGGAGTCACTTCAGTCCACAATTACTGCAATCAACAAAACTCCTGTTGACTTAAATGTAGGCGGAAGAGGAAGGGGAAGAGATCTTTCGGGCAAGCTTTCCAAGAACGTTAATGATCTTGTACGCAATTTTAATAACTTTGGCAAGTCTTTTTCTTCCGTAAACAAGCAGGCGATCTTGTTTGGCGACTTGATGTCGCAAACAGTATTAAAATCTACTGGTGAATTTAAAAAACAAGATGTAGCTGTTAAAAATTTAGCCACGGCTTACACGAGGGCGACGAGCGAAGCCGCAAGATTTGAAAAGCAGCAGATAAATTTAATTAGAACATCTAAAGGGCTTCAGTCTTCTACTGAGAGGGAAATAGAGCTTTTGAGGCGTCGAGCAAAAGTTTCTAGGTTGCAAGAGAGAAGGCGTAGAGGTCAAAACTTACAGCAAGACATTTTGCTTGGCGCAGGCTTCCCGCTGTTATTTGGCGGCGGAGCTGGAGCAGTTGCTGGCGGGCTCACTGGAGCGTTAATTGGGCAAGGAAAAGGAGGTTTTGGTGCGCAAATTCTTGGAAGCGCTATTGGTCAGCAGTTTGACGCCCTTGTAGCAAAAGCTGTCAATCTTGGAAAAGCACTTAATCCGCTGACTTTTGATCTTGAAGCAGTTGCAGGTGCTGCTGGCATCGCAGGAACCGAAACCGCCCAGTTTTTAGAAAATATCGAAAGGTATGCAGGAGCGACAGAAGCTGCGCGTCTAGCAACAAAGCTTTTAGAAACCCGTATAGGAAAAGAAGGAAGACAAGCTCTTCAAGATTTTGGCAAAGCTGCTCAAGATCTTGGGAACGCTTTAAGCACTATTTTTACGCAGGTGTTGGCCAATATCGTCAAAGTTGCAGGGCCTATTTTAGAGAGCTTGGCTAGGTTTGCGGGGGAACAGGCTGATGTTGGTGCGTTTCTTGGGCGCACAGGCTTAACTGGTCAGGAAAAGCTGGCTCAAGAGATTTTAGGAACTGGTTTTCAGACAAGCAAAGGAGTGTTGACGACAGCTTCTTCTAAGGCTTTGTCAGGTTTCAGTGCAAGATCTAAAGAATTTGGCGGTCAAGGATTTCAGACAGCAGAACAGGCTCGTGCATTTGCGACAGAAATTGCTACCAGGTCTCAAAGAGAATTTGAAATGCCTGTACTGGAGGAGATAAAGCGGCTTTCCGCTCAAGTAACGCCACCTTCAGCAGAAGATAGAACTGGTGAGCGACTTGCTGAAAGAACTCAGCAACAAAATGCAGCCGCCGCAGACAGGCTCGCGCTTTCAGAGGCTGAACTTCGCATAGTCAAAGAAACCAGTGAGCTTTCAAGGATAGATCTTGAGTTTGATTTAAAGCGTACAAAAGTACAACAAAAATATACCAAATTAATTTCTAAAGCTTTGTCTGACCAGGAAAAAGAAAGGCTTGGAAAGGCGCAAAAGCTTGATCTTGAGCTTTTAAGTGTTCAAAGAAACGAAGAGATTAGCGGACACATGCGTGATCAATTCCAGTCTGCTATGCAGCTTAATGATGAGCTTTTGCAGGTTGTCCCGAACGTTACTGAACTCAGCGATGAATTTAAGTCTTTAGCTAACACTATCAACAATGAGATTATCAATGGCATTGAAGGAATGATCGATGGGACGAAGACTTTGGGGCAGGTCGCTAGCAGCATGTTGAAACAGATTGCTAGCCAAATGCTTCAAACGGCAATCATGGGGCCATCGGGCTCTGGTGGTATTGCCGGAATGATTTTTGGAGCGCTTGGCATAGGCGGCGGTGGTGGCTTTAAGTCTCCTGACGTATTGACTAGCAGTCTTGATTTTTCAGGAGCTTTTGCTAGTGGCGGTCGTCCTCCTGTTGGAAAAGCGGCGCTAGTTGGTGAGCGTGGTCCTGAGTTGTTTGTCCCACGGTCTAGCGGGACCATCGTTCCAAACAGCGCAATGGGCGGCAGCACCAACGTGGTGGTCAACGTTGACGCCAAGGGCACTGCAGCTCAAGGCGACGATGCACAGGCTGGTCAGCTTGGCCGTTTGATTGGAGCGGCAGTTCAGGCAGAATTGATTAAACAGAAACGGCCTGGAGGGCTTCTTACCCGCTGATGGCTACTTTTCCTTCTTACGACCCACTCGTTGGCGCAAGTAAGCGCAGCCAGCCCCGTGTGCGCAGGGTTCAGTTCGGTGATGGCTTCTCACAAAGGCTTATTTATGGCCTTAACCAGGACCCCAAGGTATGGACGTTGACTTGGGACGTAACTGAAGAGGGTGCGGATGAGATCGAAGCGTTTCTGGACGCAAGAGGTGGAGCTGAAAGCTTTGACTGGTCTCCGCCAGATGAAACAGAAACGTATAAATGGATTTGTCCGGAATGGGATAAGACGATTAACTTTCCTGGTAGAGCACAAGTATCCGCAACGTTCCAACAGGTATTTGAGGTATGAGCGAGCTTTTTGAAAATCTGCTCACGTCTAGCCCGTTTGCAATTATCGAGCTGTTCCAGCTCCAGCTAGACGCTGACATTCACGGCAGTGACACAACCCATTATTTTTTCAGCGGCGTTAATCAAAAGACGACCACAGGTCAAATAATTTTTGCAGGCGACACTTACATTGCATTGCCTATCGAAGCAGACGGCTTTGAATACAAGGGTGATGGAACGTTGCCCCGTCCAAGTATGCGGATTGCAAATACCGACAGTTTTGTGAGTGCAATTTTGTTAGCTGTTAATGAGACGACGCCAGGCAACGACTTGACTGGATCAAAGCTGACGCGAATTAGGACGTTGAGTCGTTTTCTGGACGCATCTAATTTTGACAACAACACGAACCCCTACGGAACGCCTGACCCTACATCTACCGGCGAGATGCCTAGAGAGGTTTACTTCGTTGATCGCAAGGTAACAGAGAACAGAGACTTAGTTGAATTTGAGTTGGCGTCGGTATTTGACATGCAGGGCGTGACTGCTCCACGTCGCATTGCCCTAGACAACATTTGCCAATGGACATATCGCGGCCCTGAGTGTGGCTATACAGGTCCTGAATTTACAGAGAATGATGTTTCTGAGGTCACTGAAGCTGCCCCAAACTTGACGTTTAATACCGGCGACAACCAACTAACTGCTGGAAACCGGCTAGTAGCGGGCGAACAACTTGTGTCAGCAAACGGTTGGTATCGCCTGCGTGTTCAGCCTGATGGCAACCTTGTTATTTACGACAAGGCTGGCACTGCTGTCTGGGATCACGGGAACGGCGTGCGAAGCCCTCAAGGTGACGGAAGTTATCACCTTGAGATGCAGACTGACGGCAATCTTGCCATGCAAAACACAGTTACTAGGGAAGTCGTTTACAGCAGCAACACTGATTTAAAAGGCACAGTGTCAGCCATATCTTTTGTCGGGTTTTACCCAGTTAATCATCAGGGAGGGCGACGTGGAGCGTTTGGGCATGAGATAAACAATGGCGCTCCTGCATCGCTTTCTTCTACAAGTACGGTGCGAAAAACTTTTACATTAGGAACGCGAACGCTGACGGTAGACCTTGCGTTCACTGCTGCAGAACTTCCAGACGATCACTTCAGTGGATTTGATTTCAACTGGAGCGATCCGACAGTAACTTTTGTTAGCTCAACAGGTTTGTTCAACCGCAATGAAACTGTCAACTTAAACGTCAGCGTTGGCAGCGGGAATGATTTTCGTGAAACACCTTCAGGAGTATTAACCACTGTTGGCATTGCTGTGCAAATTACTGATACAGGAAATTTCGACAACAATATTGCTCAGCTAGACAATAACGGCAAGCTTAAAATCATTGCGTTTGGCCCTACTGATATTGATCTAAACGGTATTTACATTGCTGACGAGCCAACGATTACTACAATCACAAACTTGCCTCCTGAGGACACTTGCGGCAAGCGTTTGAGTAGCTGCCACCGTCGTTTTGATAATGATCCAAATGGACTACCGTTCGGATCATTCCCGTCGCTTGGTCGGAACATCGGATGACGCAGTGGAAGGCTGACGCGCTCACTCATGCACTAGAGGAGTCACCTCGCGAGGCGTGTGGCTTGGTGGTTGTCGTCAAAGGGCGTGAGCGTTATTGGCCTTGCAAAAACTTGTCCGACGACGGCGATTTTTTTCTGTTGTGTCCAGATGATTACGCCGAGGCTGAGGAGGCTGGAGAAATTACAGCCGTCTTTCACAGCCATCCCAAGTCATTGGCTATCGCTAGCGACGCAGACCGCATGAGTTGCGAAAAATCTGGGTTGCGTTGGTACATTTGCAATCCAGGTTCTGGAACGTGGTGCAGCATTGACCCCGATGGCTACAAGGCTCCGTTGATTGGCCGTCAGTGGGTCTGGGGCGTATCTGACTGCTGGACGTTGGTGCGGGATTGGTATCAAGAGGAGCGCGGCATCGCGCTGCGTGACTGGGAGCGTCCACGAGACAACATGGCGTTTGATGCTGACCCAATGTTTGAGCGTTGCTTTGAGGAGACGGGTTTTGTTGACGCAGAAACCAACCAGCCGGAGATAGGTGACTTGATGTTCATGCGTTTAGGTGACTCCCCTGGCCTAAATCACGTTGGCGTTTATGTAGGTGACCAACGGCTTTTGCATCATGTGAAGGGTCGCCTGTCTAGCCGAGACATCTGGGGCGGCTATTATCAGAAGAACACCGGCCGCATCGTCCGTTACCAAGGGGGGCAGTGAGATGATGCGTGTGATCAAGGTTTACGGAAAGCTGGCGAAGCACCTTGGTCAGCGCAGCTTTAAGGCCGTGGCACGCACCCCTGGCGAGGCTGTCAAATTCTTGCTTGCCAATTTCCCGAGTCTTCGCTCTGTATTAAGCGAGGGCGAGTACATGGTTTCTGTCGGAAGGCATCAACTGCCCGTTGGTGATCACCCTGAATTTATTGGTTATCCGGTTGCAGGATCGGAGCCAATTCGGATCGTGCCTGTTGTTAGTGGCGCAGGGGGCAGTGATAATCGTGGATTTGGAGCATTTATCCTTGGTGCTGCGTTAATTGGAACTGCGCTGCTTACTGGTGGCGCAACGCTTGGTTTGACTGGTTTTACTGCCGCAGGAACTGGTTTAGGCGCTACAGCAGCAACGATTGCAGGAAACATTGGCATTGGCTTGGTCTTGACAGGCGTTGCGCAAATGCTTACCCCCATGCCTTCAACAGACATAGAGACAGATTCTGACCCAAGGCAAAATTTCAGCTTTAGCGGGGTGCAAAACGTTGCACGTTCTGGCGTTGTTGTTCCTGTAATTTACGGCGAAGTCGTTACAGGCAGCATCACGATTTCCGCTTCCCTGAATACTGAGGAAATTTGATATGACTGACAAGTGGCTTGCTGGAGCGGGCGGCGGCGGCGGCGGTGGCGGTGGCAAAGCCGGCAGCGGCGGTGGCGGCGGATCTGCTGACGTTGCGAAAGATAATCTTGATTCAACTCAGATAGCAAGAATCATTGACTTGCTTGGCGAGGGCGAGATTGAGGGATTTCCATCTGCAAGCCAGTACACACGAGGCACTGCAACGTATGACGTTGCGGCGTTGAAGGATGTTTTCTTTGACAACACTCAGGTGTTGCGCGATGGTGCAGATCCTGCAAATGCGCAAGCCTCTGACTACAACTTCGACGTTACAACCGACGCTGCTTATGAGTTTCGTTATGGAACTCAAGACCAAGCGGCTTTAAGAGATCTTGGCGTTTTAAACCAAGTAACAATTCAAGTAGGTGTCAAAGTTGTTCAGGCAACGCCTATAACTCGCACTATTACAGACACAGACGTAACTGAGTTCCGTGTTACGGTCGGAACTCCAGCGCTTCAAAGATTTGAAAAAGATGGAGATGTTGATGGAGCAAAAATTGAATATGACATTGAAATTTCATACGCTGGTGGTGCCTTTACTAGCACGGGCCCGTTTAAGATAAAAGGCCGAACCAATGACCTTTTTCAGAGAAAGCATTTATTTGAAGTCAACGGTGACTTCCCTATTGCTATTCGTGTCAAGCGCATAAGCGATGACGCCGCCCCTTCAGGGCAAGAAAAAACTACTGAGCAAAGTGACTTTTTCTGGTATGACTACACCGAAAAAATTAATTACAGAACGCGGTATCCGAATAGCGCATTGTTTGGCTTAAAGATTAACGCACAACAATTTTCACAAATACCGCGTCGTTCATATCGCGTTCGTGGCCTTAAGGTTCAGATTCCGCACAACGGAACCGTCCAGTCTGACGGCCACATCCAATACAGTGGCACCTTCAATGGGTCTTTAAGCGCGGCGGTTTGGACTTCAGATCCCGTCTGGTGTTTATACGATCTCCTCGTCAATAAACGCTACGGGCTCGGCAACCATGTTGTTGCTGCAGACCTAGACATTTACAGCTTTTACGCGGCTTCCCAGTATTGCAACGAACGAGTTGATGACTTGAATGGTGGCCTTGAGCCAAGGTTTAGCTGCAATGTTGTGCTGCAGACGCAGCAGGATGCCTATAAGTTGATTGGGCAAATGTGCTCCGTCTTTAGGGCAATGCCGTTCTGGGAAGCCGGAACGCTTGCTTTTGCGCAAGATCGACCAGAAGATTATCTCTATGTTTTCAACCAGGCAAACGTTACAGAAGCTGGGTTTACATACTCAGGCTCTAGTCGCAAAACGCGATTTACTTGTGTTTCTGTGAAGTGGTTTGACCTTGATACTCGCGATTATCAGTACGAGCTAGTTGAAGATGAAGCAGGGATCAAAAAGTTTGGTTATGTAAAAACGTCTATCGACGCTTTTGCCTGCACGAGCCAAGGACAAGCGCGGAGACTTGGTGAGTGGTTGCTGTATACAAACTCCGAAGAAACTGAGGTTGTCACTTTTGACACTGACATAGCCGCTGGCATTACTGTCCGGCCAGGTGATCGAATTAAAATTGCCGATCCAGTGCGAGCTGGTCAATCAGTCTCTGGTCGCTGTATTGCTGGTTCGACAACAACGTCGATCAAGATAAAAGGAAGTGACACTGAGTTGTTTGGCGGATCAGCGCCTTCTAGTTTTACGATCAATGTGGTTTTGCCTGATGGCAGCTTGGGCAAAGCCTCAGGTTCAACGATTGTTGGCAACACTGTTACGCCTGGCTCTGCATTAAGTCTTGCGCCTACACAAGGCGCACCATTTTCAATCGGTTTTGCCGAGCTGAATCTCAGCACTTGGCGCGTTGTTTCCGTCACTGAAAACAGCGGTGGTACTTATACCGTCACGGCTTCTGCGTACAACAGCAATAAGTATGCGCACATTGAACGCAATCAAATTCTTGAGCGGCGACCTGTCACCCTCCTGAACGATCCCCCAGAAGCGCCAACCAACCTGCAGTGCAGTGAAATTCTGTACGAAAGTGCTGGCTCAGTGCTGCAAAAGCTGATTATTAACTGGCAGGCCGCAAGTCGAGCTACTTCTTACGAGGTCGCTTTTAGCGTTAATGATGGCAACTTCAAGCGTGAGATTACTAGGACGGTTGACTTAGAGGTGCTGAACAGCAAGGTTGGCACTTATGAGATTGAAGTCGTTTCTATAGGGGCAACAGGCAAGCGATCACCTGCTGCAACGTTGACGTTCACGGCAGTTGGTAAAACTGCTCCGCCTGCCAACATTGGCAGCCTAAACATCTCGCCTGTTGATGCTCATACTGCTGAGTTGTACTGGCCTCAATCCACTGATCTTGATGTTCGTGTCGGTGGATCGGTTGAGATCAGGCATACGCCCCACACGGATGCCAATGCTGTCTGGGGTCGCGCTCAAGATATTGTCCCAGCCGTTAATGGCAGTAGCACCAGAAAGATTGTCCCGCTAAAAGAAGGCACCTATTTGATCCGTGCCAAGGATTCGCTTGGTAACTATGCCGCACCTGCCGGGATCCCAAGTGTTGTGGTGGACCTGCCGGAACCGCAAGACCTGGAGCTGGTCCAGACGTACACAGAGAACCCAACGTTTGGTGGGACGTTCAGCAACATGTTTTACAGCGCAGCGGAGGGCGGCATTGCGCTGACTGCTGATGGACAAATTGACGACATCACTGACTTTGACGCTGTAACCAGCATTGATTTCTTTGGCGACACAGCTTCCAGCGGTGAGTATCAGTTCGCCAGCACGCTTGATCTTGGGGCCAAGTTTGATGTTGAGCTGCTTTCAGTGCTTCAGATCCGTGCGTTCCAGCCATCTGACACTTGGGACGAGCGCACTGAACTAATTGACGCTTGGAACGACATCGACGCTGACGACTTGAGCGACACCGATGTGCAGTTGTATGTGCGGAGCACGAACGATGACCCAAGCGGCAGCCCGACCTATGGAACGTGGGAACCATTCGTAAACAACACCAAGCGTGGTCGCGGATTCCAGTTCAAGGCTGTCGCTACATCAAACAACGTTTCTCAGAACCCGTTGATTGAACAGCTTGGCGTCAAGGTCAGCGTGCAGCGCCGTACAGAGCAAGAGCGCAACACGACTTCTGGAGCGTCAGCGAAGGCGATTACGTTCCCGTCTGCGTTCTACAGCGTTCCAAGCGTCGGCATCACGGCTCAGGACTTTGACAGCGGGGATTACTTCCAGTTGAGCAGCATCAGCCGGACTGGCTTCACCGTGACGTTCAAAAACAGCTCCGATACAATAATCAGTAAGGTCTTTGACTATCAAGCCGTTGGTCACGGCAAGGAGATCACCTAATGGCACAAGCAACTGACTATTCACTCGCTAACCAGTCAGGTGCGAACTTCCGTGCTGAGCTGAACACGATCCTGTCGGCAGTCGTCAGTCACAACAGCGGTTCAACTGAGCCAAGCGGCACGATGTATGCCTACATGCCTTGGTTTGACACCAGTACAACGCCGCCAACGTATAAGGTTCGCAACGCTGCCAATGATGGGTGGATTACTGTCGCAGAGGTCACGACCAACTTTGGCCTGGTTAGTGCATCTGGTGCGACCTTTACAGGTGACATCACGCTGAACGCGCAGTCGGATGTCCGTTTTGCTGATTCAGACAGCAGCAACTATGTGGCGCTCCAGGCCCCTGCCACTGTTTCCAGCAACGTCACGTTCACACTGCCTAGTGCTGATGGAACGGCAAATCAGGCGCTGAAGACTGACGCCAGCGGCAATCTTGGTTTTGCCAGCTACCTGCTGCTGAGTGAGACGACGAATGGTCAGTCACTGACTGGCGGCATCCGTGGTTCGATTACTGCATTAACCGATGCAGCAACGATTACGCCTGACTTTGATGACAACAACAACTTCAGCGTGACCTTGGGCGGTAACAGGACGCTGGCTAATCCCAGCAACATTACGGCTGGTCAGTCTGGTGTGATTGTTGTCACTCAGGATGGCACGGGTAGCCGCACGTTGAGCTTCGGAAGCAACTTTAAATTTGCAGGTGGAACTGCACCTACACTGACGACAACAGCCAGTGCTGTTGATGTCATCGCGTATTACTGCGAGAGCACAAGCCGCATCACTGCAACTGCAATTCTCAACGTCTCATGATTCCTGGAAACGCGAATCCGCTTCTGCTGGCGAGTGCTGCTGCTGACGCTGCTGCTGTTGAAGGGCCGACTAAATCGCTGCGTTTTAACTCAGGTGATTCTGCCTATCTCAGTAAAACCTTCAGTTCAGCAGGCAATCGCAAAAAATGGACGTGGTCTGGGTGGTTAAAAAGAACAGCAACTGGGACTAATTGTCTTTTTTCTGCTCAAGGTAGCAGCAATCATACGCTTTTATTGTTTTACGGCTCGACCCAAAAGTTTGCGATTGTTCCTCAAGCTGGACAAGCTGGAGCTACTTTTCAATCTAACGCTCTTCATCGCGATCCAAGTGCGTGGTATCACATTGTTATTGCACTTGATACCACACAGTCAACAGCAAGCAATAGGCTAAAAGCGTATAGAAATGGCGTTGAGATGACTTGGTCATCCTCGACATATCCAAGTCAAAACGAAGAATGGAATATAAACATTGCAGGCGCACATAACATCGGGAGATCTACGCAGGCCGATAGCTATTTAGATGGGTATTTGGCGGATGTACACTTTATTGACGGCTCTCAGCTAGAGCCCACATCATTTGGGGCGTTTGATGATAACGGCGTATGGCAAGCTGCAACCTACAGCGGAACATTTGGAACGAACGGATTCCATTTAAAGTTTGACGATGCGTCAAGCAATGCTGCGCTTGGAACGGATAGCAGCGGCAACAGCAATACTTGGACCGTTAATAACTTTCTCGCTGCAGCATCTGGGGTAAGCATTACAAGCATAAAATTTGATTGCCAAAGCAATTCGGGCGCCCATATGAGAAAATTCTTTATCGGGTCAACTGCTGTAACATCTTCTGTCTATACCACTGCTACTAATAATATCAGTCAATACGATTCTGGACATGGTTCAGGTCAATTTCCCAATGCTCATGACGGGAACGAAGCAACTAATCTTGATTGGAAATTTGGCGACATAACTTACACCTTTACAAACAAGTCTGCCAACTACGTCGAGTTTATTGGCCACATGGTCAATGGAACTGTTCAAATTAACGGCACTACATATACACCTGTAGCATCTGGGACTTCGAGCGGTGGACGTACTATTTATCGGATAACACTTGTAGATCCAGCGGATGTTGACAGCCTGTTTGACGCGCCAACGAACGGATCGCAGTCAGACACTGGTGCGGGCGGAGAAGTTAGCGGGAACTATGCGACGTTAAACAGCCTTACTCCTGTTGCAAGAGCCTGTACTTTTAGCAACGGCAATCTTGATGTAGTTATTGGAACTGGATTTGGCAGCACAAACAACGATGGTATTAGAGCTGTTTCGACTATTGGGATGACATCTGGCAAATGGTATTTTGAGCATGAAATTACAGGCGGAAGTCTTGCACGTTCAAACGTAGGTGTTGTGAATGACATTACTACATACGGCTTCGGTGGAAACCATTGGGTCGGAAGTGGGGCCGGTGATTACATTGTTTGGAGCAATACCGGCGAAGCGTACAACAGTGGTTCAGGAAGCAGTTACGGTGTTAGTTGGACAACTGGAGATATTATTGGATGTGCTTTTGATGCAGATAATGGGAACCTTTACGTCTATAAAAACGGCACTGTTATGAACAGTGGCACAGCAGCTTTTACTGGGCTGACAAGTGGGCCATATTTCTTTATTTGCGCAGAAAGAGATTCAAACATCACAGCAAATTTTGGTCAACGTCCGTTTGCTTATAGCGCCCCAAGTGGTTACAAGGCGCTAAATACTGCGTCTATGAGCGCAGCGACGATTGCCGATGGTTCGACGGCGTTTGATGCCAAGCTCTATACGGGTGATGGTACAGGTCAAACAATTACTGGCTTAGGTTTCAGCCCAGATTTGGTATGGATTAAGCAGCGCAACGCTACAAGATTCCATGTTCTTTTTGACACTGTTCGTGGTGCGAATGAGCGCTTAAGGGCTAACAGCACTGCCGCAGAAACAACACAAACCGACCATTTGTCTGCTTTTACCTCAGACGGATTTACTGTCCAAACAAGTGCGAATGTCAACGCCAGTTCAGGTTCTTACGTTGCTTGGGCATGGGATGCCGGATCATCAACGGCCAGCAACACTGACGGCAGTATTACTTCTAATGTCAGAGCAAATCAAACTGCTGGGTTCTCGATTGTTGAGTACACCGGAAACGCAACCAATAGCACTGTTGGGCATGGATTAAATGCAGCCCCAGAACTTATCATTATCAAGTTGCGCGAGGATGCTTCTGGTTGGGCTGTTTATCACGACGCGATTGGTACAAGCACGAACAACTATATTGAGCTTCAGTCAACAGCAGCAGCCGGGCAGGATAATACTGCGTTTCAAAATACTGCCCCGACTAGTAGCGTGTTTAGCATTGGTACAAAAGCAGCAGTAAATAATAGTGGAGACAGTCATATCGCCTACTGCATATCGCCCGTCGTCGGATATTCTGCCGTGGGTTCGTATGAAGGCACGGGAGCTGCTGACAATTTTGTTTATACAGGTTTCAGAAGCAGGCTCGTTTGGATCAAAGAGGTTGATAACGCAAACCCGTGGTTCATATATGACACTGCTCGAAATACCTATAACACCATTGACAACATTTTGTGGGCAAACGCAAGCAGCTCTGAAAGCACTATTGGAGCAGGCGATGGCACCAATCAAAACGGGCTACAGATTCTTTCCAATGGCTTTGCGATACCGCATACCTTGACTGCCACTAATCGCAGCGGAAGTACTTTCATATTTTGCGCCTGGGCCGAAAACCCATTCCAAGCTAATGGCGGGCTTGCTCGTTAAACTCACACCATCGTTTTAATCCCATGGGCTACCAGCTCGCTGACGGAACAAAACTGCCACTGGATGTTGCCTGGACCGATCCAGATGGCATTCAGCGTCCTGCTAACTGGTTGCGGTTAAGCACTGAGCGTGACCGCGAGTTGCTTGGCATCACATGGGTTGCCGAGACAAATCAAGCCTGGGATCAGAAGTTCTACTGGGGTTATGACTCCGACAACAATCTGATTCCTAAGCAGCTTGATGATGAGGCGATCCTTGATGAGGATGGCAACGATACCGGCGAAGTGCAAACCGGCTTGAAGACGTTGTGGAAGGCAAAGCAGGACGAGATTGCTGCCAGCTTGCTTGCCCCTTCTGATTGGCGCGTTGTCAAAGAGCTGGAGGTCAACAGCAGCTTTAGTGCTGCCAAGACTGCTTATCCGACTGAGTGGCAGACCTATCGCGCTGCTGTGCGTACAGCCTGCAATACGCGCCAAAGCGAAATCGACGCTTGCTCTGACGTGGCAGCTTTAAAAGAGTTGCTGTTTGGTGCGGCAACGATTGAGCAGCAGCAGACTGATGCTGATGGCAATGGTGTCGTCGATGCTGACGGCAATCCAGTGATGGAGACTGTTGCCAACCCGAATATCGCTACTGCGTGGCCTGATGAACCGTCCTGACCCAATGATCGCGTCTAAGCCTGGAGCAGAGGACGTACAAGCGATGGCGGCAAGAACGCTGTGGTTGGAAGAATTGTTCTTCCTTGACGGCCGTGACCAGATCAGCCATCCGCAGCATGGTTTGTTTACTGGGCTGGCTCTTAAGTATCAGAACTTGGATTCAACTGACGGGATCTAATGGCGAAGTCACTTAGCGGACAAAATTTTGTTCCTAGCAAGCCAAAAAAGACACGTCAGGGGAATGGATCACATTCAAAACCG